GAACGTGGTGTCGGCGGTCACGCTTGATGGCGCTTGCAGTTTGATGCTGTTGGTGTCGGTGTCGTCCTGCAACTTCAGAACGTCCACGCCGCTGGTGCCAGCCGCAAAGTCAGCGAGATGGCTCATCTGCTCCCGGATGGCGTTGTTCACGCCACTGGGCAACATACCTTCGGCTACAGATATACCGCCCACATCCAGATTTGAAGATGCGACGCTGTCGTATTGGGTGAGTTTATCCTTGGCCATTATGCGTTCTCCAATGCGGCTACACGCGCCTCAAGTTCTTGTATGGTTTTCACCAGCAACGGCACTAGCTTACTCTGGTCAATTTTCTGATACACAGGGTTGCCATCGTCATCTACCTCATTGTGTGTGCCGCTGATTGCCTCTGGCACTACGCTTTGCACTTCGTGTGCTAAGAAGCCATCGACTGTGGTGTCAGGGTCAGCGATAAAGTTAAAGCGAACAGGGTTGAGTTGCTTGAGGCGTGTGGTTGCGTCCCAGTTTGCTACCACGTTTTCTTTGAGGCGGTGGTCGGATGATGTAAAGTAGGTTGTGCTTGTCGTTGTAACATAAATACTACCAACCTCTGTTCCGCTGTTATTTACCATTCGTATATGGTTTTGTGCAGAAGTGTTGAAACTATTTGTTTCAATAATCGTGTTTATGTCTGACGGCACAACCTCAAGCGTTGCTGATATGCTTGTCGTGCCAATTCCTATTTTTCCATTGCTGTCGATACGCATACGTTCTGATGCGGCAGTGTCAAATGTCATCACATCATCTGTGCTGGCAGATATTTTAGTGTCACCATCAGCATCTAAAATAAGGTCATTGCCGTTGATGTCTACGTTTCCACTGCTATCAATGTTGATAGCCGCAACTGCGCCGCCGCTGTGTCTGATTTCATCTACATAAATCTTACTCATATCAAACCACCGTCAGGTTGCCGTTAATGGTTATCGTGGCGTTTACAATAAGTGGCCCCGCCGCCAGGCCATTGGTATTAGCCGCAACCGTCACATCTGTGTCGATTTGCTCTTCGTGTACGCGGATAATATCGCCCAGACCGCCGCCAGCTTCGCCCAAGAACGAGCCACCGCCGCCTAGCCCCCAACTGAGTGTGCCAGCGCCGTCAGTGAGCAATGTCTGGCCGTCAGTGCCGTCACCATCGGGCAAGGTAAACGTGGTTGTGGTCGTTACACTCGCTGGCGCTTGTATCTTGATCTGTGCGCTGTTGTCGTCGTCTGCAAGGCTCAACACGTCCAGCCCGACGTTACCGGCCACCACGTCAGCCACATCCGCGAGCTGTTGGCGTATCGCGTTGTTGATGCCCGCCGGGCTACAACCCTCGGAAATATCAATAGACGCAATCGTCGTATTGCTGGCTGGTGTGGTGCTGTAATCTCTTACGCTCATGTCTTGGTTCCTCTAAACCTAATCCTTTATACCATAGTCACGCGCCCGCGTCATTGCCCCATCCGGCGCTGGAATGGCAGGCTCTCGGTGATGTCTACGCGGGGTAACATCTGCGGCGCAACTTGCTGTGCCGTAGAATAAAGCAACCCACGCGGAACCGCTGTCTGCATTGCACTAGCAACCCTAGACGCAATAGATGGTATACGCGTTTGCTGTGGCAAGACAGGCGCACCACTTGGGCGGCCAAATCCTCTAGCCTGTTGCACCTTAGATATAGCCGCCGCCCGTTGCGCTGGATCTGTAGCGAACAGCAGTTGCCCAAGCTCTCGGCTGGTGCGCGGGCCAACAGCAGAAACCGCTTGTCGGGCAATAGGCTCTGCCGCCTCAGCTACAGCTCCGAGCATACCGCCCTGACGGGCGCCAGCCATACCGCGCTGTGCCATTGTTAGGTCTTCAGCCCCAGCCCTCATAGCCTCAGCCGCTGTTTGGAACGACTGGCTTCCCTTCATAACGCCTGATCTGGTGGCCGCCATCCGGCTTTCTTTTGCCAGCGCCTCTTCAAGCGGCGCTATGCTCTCCTCTGGAAACGCCTCTCTGAATTGACGTATTTGGCGCTGGTTGCCCGCAATTTTAGCCGCAAAGTCTGCGCCGCTTCTGGCGCCCTCTAAGTCGTCCCGGATTGTCTGTGCCATACCGGTGCGGAAGTTGTGCATCTCGTCTGCGCCAAAGTCTTTTGTGGCTTCAGCTATTTCGCCTTCACTACGCATCGTTTTGAATTTACGCCCCAGAGACAAGGCGTTTTCTCTGGCCGACGCGTCAGCATATAAACTTCTGGCCGACGCAAAGTCAGGGTTTGCCTTATCAAGAACACTCAAAAAATCAGTTCTTGTGTCTTTAATGGCCTTAGCCATTTGTGTGTCACCGCCCATATACGCGCGCGTGATTTTTTTATTTAACGCACGCTGGACATAGTCTAGCCCGTTCATGTCGATGTTATCGAGCGTAGTCCCGACAAATGGCTTGCCCTCTTCTGCGGCTAATTTCTTTGCCTGACCGATAATGTTTATCATCGACGGCCGGTCAAAAAACGGCTTCAATTTTTGCCGCAGTGACGCAGTTACTTGAAATGCGTTTGACTTGTTATAAGCATCAGCCGCCTTGCCGCCCTTCATCTGATCTACAACAGCCTTAGCCTCAAGGGCTGTTTGCTTAGGCACGCCTGCGTCAATCAAATCCTGCTCAATACGCTTGGCCGCGCCTTCCACGGCCTCGTCGCCAAATTGACGCACATCTAAACTGCGGGCAAGTTCAGCACCCTTACCGGGCGATTGAGCTACCAATCGAGCCAAAGACTGGATGCCGCGACTATCTATATCCGCAAGCGCCATTGGCTTCGGGTCTTTTTTAAGAGCCTCAAGCGCCTGACTTGTTACACCGGCCTCTTTAAGCCTGCGGGCAACCATTCTAGCCGCGCGGACACTTGGTTCAGATACGCCAGCCTCAAACAAACGCCCGGCTGTGCGCGCTACTGGCGCCGTCACAGCCCTTGCGGCAGGTATTGCGGCGGCTATGGCTGGGGCTAACGCCGCGCCCGTCGCGCCATATGTTAAAGCCTCTTCTGCACGACTTTTTGCGTCTGTGCCTGCGCCCGCACCAGCAACGCCACCCAAAAGTGCGCCAGCGCCCGCTGTCCGAGCCAGTTTACCCAACATAGTAGCACCTCTAGTTGCCGCACCAATGGCGGCCCCGGGCGCTAACACCCCACCTAATATCTCAGACCCAACAGCTAGTCCCGGCTCTTGACGACGAAACGCGCTTTCCAAAACGCGCTGACGTGTCAGTTCTTTTTCATATTCTCGCCCAGCCTCATCATCCATAAAACTGCCAATAAATGATGACGGCTCCGATAACGCGGCAACAATCTCGTCTCTAAAGTTAAAAAGCATGCCGCTGGCAAACGCCTTACCGGCACCTGTTACAGCGTCTTGTATAACCGCCTGATCGACGATTTCACTTTGTTCTTTTGGTGATAGCTTGGTGAAGTTGTCATCAACTTCAATAACGCCAAGACCTTCAATGTTTATTTTCATTGTGTCACCACGCTCCAAGTGTTTCCGCCGGTAGTTGTGTTGGAGCCAGATGCCCCATCAGCCGCTGAGGTTGATGACCCTACTTTGCTCCAGTCAAAGCCGCTGTATGGTTTCAACTGCATCTTTTCAGCTCTTACGATTGGCTGACGATTGTACGTTTTTATGGCATCCTCATATGTAGACAGGAAGCTCTGCCTAAAGTTGTTCAACCTTTGCAACGCTACGCTTTTGTTCATTCTATCGAAGTTGCCCGCAAGAATTTCTCTAGCCATAGCTTGTTCAAACTCTGTCATTACACCGGGGCCGAATAACTCAAGACGTGCCGCGCCAACTAACTGTGTCAGCGTCCCTTGTTGCAGGGCGAGCATCAGCTCATCTTGCTCGTATTCTGTGTTTGCGGACAGGTTTTTAATAGCAGAAGAAATCTTTGCCTTTTGCCTTTGAACAAAGCCCTCTGGCCCTGCCTCAATTTGCGCGGCAAAGTTATCTATCAATCTAAGCGTTTTTTCTGGTGCTAGAATTTTGTCGGTTTTGTGTTTTTCTATCTGATTATAATCCATTGTCGTGTACTGGTCGACAATTTGCATCTTTGCTGGGTCAAGCTCTTGTCCTGCCGCTACGTTTCCAGCCTCATACAGCTTGCCATTTTTGCCCAAAACAGCATTTATTACGCGGCCATCATCAGTTACATATCGTCCAGCTTCTGACTTAATCTCGATAGGCTCTGGGCCTCTGCCACCAGTCAACCTCTCAACGCGCCCGTCTGGAAAAATTCTAAATATATCTTTACCGGCGACCTGTATTTTAGGCTGTTGTCTATCCTCAATTAAACGCTGGCGCTCTTCACCAGCCGCATACCCCTTACTAGCCGCCGCACCCATCTCAGCCAATACACGTCCGAGAGACACCGGCGTGGGCGAATAGTCGCTGGCACGCGCACCCGCAATCGCGGCTTGGCTAATCGCCTGACCGACCGGTGACGTCAGCGGCTGGCTAAATGCGCCCATAAAGCCGCTAGGTTGGCTCGGTGGCGGCGTTGGCTTGGACATTGGCAGTACGCCGGGCATACCAGCACCAGACGCCGTCTGCGCCTTTTTCATCTGCGCCTGACGCAATACTTCCCGCATCATAGGTGATAACGTCGGTGCCGCTGGGCGCATCATCATTGGTGGGTTGCGACGACTACCGCCAAAACTGCGTTGGCCGTATTGATTAGTGGCGGTAATTCCGGCTGTCGGCGCCAAGCGTGATGGCATCTGCAAGCGATTAAATCTGTTAGCTATACTGTCCGCCATACTAAGCCCCCAACAATCCCGCTAGGCCGCCGCCAATAGCGCCTAAGCCAGCGTAGGCCGGATTAATTGATCCGAGCATTTGAGCGCCGCCAAGCGCGCCTGACAACGCCGAGCCGATAGGCTGACGATACACCGGCGTGGCAGACGTGCTACCCACCGTGCCGCCTTGGATCATCGCCATATAATTCGCTAATGCCTGACCGGGCGCCTCTTGCTCAAATTGGAAGCGTTGCATATCCGCCTCAAGCTCGGCTTGCGATTGCGCCTCGCGTGCCGCGCCAACTTGCGCCAGCTTCTGTAGGTCGGCGAACCCAAACTCGTATGCGGCTGGTGCCTGCGCTAGTGCGTCTTGCTGTGCCTGATACGCTAGTGGCGCCAGCGCCTGACCAAGTGCCGCCTGCTGGTAGCCTGAGCCGTAGCGGCCGGACTTAGCCGCCTCAGCCTGCACCGCCTCGATTGCTGGGCGAAACGCGGCCGACTGTAGCGGGTTTGTGCCTGCTAGGTTTTGCGCCACAACGGCCTGCGTCATTGGGATAAGAGGCGATCCGGTAGTCGCCATCTGACGTTGCGCCGACAGCGCCTGCTCGCTTTCTGGCGAAAAACCAATCACCGTCTGACCGGGGTAATACTGCTGACCGGTGCCGCTGGCATAGAGCTGTTTAGCCTGCCCCATACCGTACTCAAGAAACGGCTTCGCGTATTCTGGTGGGCCGCTAGTCTGGGTGATTGTGCGTGTTGATCCGCCGCCTTTACTCATCGTTCAAATCCTTCGCCAAAATAACCGCCGTCGCGGTGTAATCTTTGAGGTGCCGTTGCCAGCCCTTCCTGCCGATAATTTCCATCGCGTCACAACCGAGTGACTTCGCCCAAACCGATATGGACTTCTCCGCCTCAGTCAACTCGCTCAAGTCCCCGCCAGCTAACCAGATGCGGCATATAGACCGCTGTGGGTAGTCCACTATCTCGGTAATAATAGCAGACTTCTCTAGCGGATGTAACTGTGCCTTGCCGGTAGCCACAGCGTGGTAGACGTCTTCCATTGTGTGCGTGCCGCCAGCATATTCCAGCGCGTCGCTGATCCACTTGTGGCACCGTTCCCAGTGTCCACCTAGCCGGTCACTATCCGATAATAAGATAGGCGAAACGTGCATCGTGTCCTGCATTTTGATAGTTAATAACCATAGTACCGTCTGTGCTTGTGCTGTCTATGTATGGGTTGTGATGCCACGGGTCGTGGTCAACGCCAGTAAAAAACACCAAACTACTGGTTGAGTATCTAGGCTCATCAACAGTTACCTGTGTTGTGGTAGCTAACAAAGTAACATATCCGATACTATTTAAGCCGCCATTTATCGTGCGATTAAGAACCTCTGCAATCTCTCTTGTGGTTGCTGTAATTGGGTTTAATATTCTAAAATTAGTTATTCTTTCAGAAGTTGTCATCGCCTACCCACCGGCCTCACGTCAACGTCAATGCCGTGCGCGTATGACCATAAGCCACTCAATACCATCTTCACGCGGTGATAACGGTCGTGCGCCCTAAACGGCACAAACCCCGAGGCATTTGTCGTGCCGCCAGCCTTAAAGTTTACCGTGTCTGTGGGCGTGCCTCTAAGGCCGATTGACAAGTTAACCGTGCCACCTTCGTGGTACGGGTACAGGCGCGTGACGATTGAATGATTGCCGACTTTGACCGCCGCCTCACCTGTTACAATAGTGCCTTCCATTGGGTCGCCAGAAAACGCCGCTATCTTTGCGCCGTTTGCGCCGCCAAACAAATACTGGCCGCCTTTATACAGCGCGCTATCAAGCGAGGCTGGCAGGGCGTCTAGGCTGGTGTTGATGTTGTCTAATTGCTCTAGCGAATAGCCAGCCGTAAAGAATGGCGCGACCAAATCGTTTTTAACCCTCACCAAAGACCACCTGTTAAGGGCGTAGTTGAATATCAACAATGTATCTGGCTGATCGTCGAGTGAGCTGTTCGACACATACGACCAGACCGCAAGCTGATTTTGCGGATCAACGGTAGACGTCATCTTATCCTTATACGAGAAGTTGAAATCTTGCGTCAGGAAAAACCGATCCACCTTCTCGGCTCCGATCGGCTGTGAGCGCGCCCCGTCGAACATGTAAAAGCCGTCGTCAGACAGGTAGAATATGTTGTGGCCGATATTGCAAACCGACCCCGGCACCTGACAACCTCTAGCGGTCTCAACTTTGTCAAACTGGAAGATCAACGGCGGGCCAGAGTAAGTGGCTCGCACGATGGCGCGCTCCATCAGGATCGTGCAGTATTCTCCGCCGACCATACCGGTAATGGCACCGGCGTCTGGTATTTCTTGGAAGTCACTTTGGTCGGTGCCAGCCGTCCAACTTGTTGCGTCGTTAAATCCAGACCAGCGCACCTTATACGGCACACGCCCAGAGCCTTCGTCGATATTAGCCGTCCACACAAAGTCACGCACAACCGTAATAAAGTCAGCCTTTGGCGGCGTGCCGGACAAGTTAGAAAACGCGGTGTCGGTGCCTAGCTGAAACTTTTGCAACTCTTCGCCAATGCCGCCGGACGCAATAACCGTGTCGCCAAACTGCACAAAGCGCCAACGCTCGTTACTCTCCAAGTCATAAGCAGGTGTTCCTGACTTACTGACGTCGTCTAGGTTTGTTGTGCCAGCGTTAAACAGATACAGCTTTGATGCGTCACCGGCGAACAGGCGCACGGTGCCGTCGTTATCTTTAGCCGCAAACACGTTTAGCAAGGTGTTGGACGCCGCGTTTGAATAATCAACAAACTGGTTAAAACTGCGATAGCCATTGTACGCCGGTATCACGTTTGTGGCCTCGACGACGCCAGCGTTGGTAAAGTCAGGCTGATCCGGTAGCCATTCGCCAAAAGTAATCATTGTCCCAACCAAGTTGCAGTTGTTGTTGTCTGTGTCGCCCAAATGCCAGCCGCGTCAGGTATGTCAGTCCACGTCGCTGGTGTGTCGGCTTCACCCGTCCACTCTTCGCCCAATATACTGCCGGTGATTGTAGCAGTAATTTCTGGCTGTGCCGACCCGACCATAGCAAACTCGCCAACCGGTGCCGCTGTGGCCGTGGCGGCGATTTCTGCTTCACCTTCAAATGCGTAAACCAAAAACGCCTGAGCCGTGGCGTTAAATGCAACAGTCGCCGCGCCGCCGTATGACGCAATAAAGTTGGCGCTTGCAGTGGCGCTGGCCGCACCAGTGACTGACGCCGCAAATGGCTGTATGCGATTGGCTGTCGCAGTGGCAGTCGCCGCAATAGACGCGGCGCCGTCAGTGACCTGCACATGCTGAGGCGTGGCGGTGGCGGTTACAGCCACAGTCGCGGCGCCTGCTATATCGATAGCAAACTGCACAGCGCCGGTGGCAGTTAGCGCGACAGATGCGGAACCCTCAAACGCGCGAACCTCAAGGTTCGCCATTTGCTCAAGCGTGCCAAACGTGTCTAACTGCTCAAGCGTACCCCAGTTGTCTAGCTGTTCTAGCGTGGGGTTTGACCAGTCGACTTTAGTTAGCAGTAACGCGCTATCCAGTGAATATGGTAGCGCGTCAAGGCTTGACGTAAAGTTGTCTAGGCTCGGGGTTCCTGTCGCCATTACCGCACCTAAGCCGCAGTGATGTCGAGATCACCCGTCGGTATTTTCAAGATGTCGCCGGACGCGATTGTCTTGGCTGTGGTGAACGCGCCGTGAATGAGCAGGTTGCCCGCGCTTGCCGCGTCAAAAATGCCGAAGTGCGACACGCTACCCCAAGAGCCAGTGGCGGCGGCAAACTCGATAGCCGCGCTGTTTGATGTGGTGCCACTAGCCGCCGCGCTAAACGTAGCCGCCACGCGGCTGTAGTTGTTGCCGGTCAACTCGGTGCCGCTGTTGTCGTCGTTAAACGACCCAGTCGACAGGCCGACATATACGGCTGATGGCATAGTGTAGGAACCGACAGACAGGATATGATCCAGTATCTCGTTCTCCAGGTAATCGGACATAGCAGACATAGTTTAGCTCTCCACTGCTGAATTTTGGCGTTGATATACACTGCTGATAAACAACGACCCGGTGCCATAATGCGAGCGTTGCTCATCGACCTTGATCTCTTCGAGCGCAAGGTTGAACCGTTGCAGGTACTGCGACGCACGCGCCTCATCTAGCAAGAAAGCATACGCCTCGGCCAGTGCGCCGTAAAGGTAGGCATCCGGCGACCGGCTCAGGATGTTGTTTGTCTGGTTTGCGGCTGACAGGGCTGTGATCGTGCCGATGTAGATAATCTCCATCGTGTAAACCGCATCCGGCACTGGGCGCAGTTTAATCTCGTCGCCCACAATGCTGTAGCCTAACGGCTTGCCTTGACCGCCCGACGAAAACTTTGTGTCTAGGGCTGACGGGCTGTAGTAGGACAGCACGGTCAGCGGCGTGGTGTTTAGCTTCACCTCGCGCACCTCGCGCAAGTCAGTCGGCAGGGCTAGGTATTCGTTACCCGCAACAGTTGACGCTGTGGCGCGTTTTTCCTGACTGCGTGTCTCCAGCTCGCGGCTCATGCGAGCCTCAGCCATTGTGATGAAGTCAGGTATCTGCGACGTTAGGTCGTCGCGCGCCAAGAAGTCGGCGATCGCCAGCTTCAGATTGTTGTAGGTATCGACTGCCATTATACGGTTCCGCCGCCTGTTCTAAAATCACGGTTTTGATGATCGTTCAGCCACGCCTTCCAACCCTTCGGGTTTTCCTGCGGTGTGCCAAGCGTCTCAATCAGGTGATTATACACGACGTTGGGGATTTCCGCTACATGTTGCATGTGGCGCTGGGTATTGCCGATCATACTGCCCTTGGAGTAGTCGTTATTCATTTGCCGGTTTAGTTTTACCAAGCCCTCAAAACTTTGCTTTTGCTCAAGGTATGTCGAACCGTCGTTGTTTTGATGCAGGTAAATCTCTTTGCCGGTTAGCGGGTCTTTTTGTATTACGCGCTTCATATTCCACCTATGAATTAGAAGAGAGGGGGCAGTCGCCCGCCCCCTCAGTGATATTATGAACCGCTGAGATCAAAAATCCCGGCGTGGGCCTTGGGGGCCGTAGGCTTGAGTGACCACTCAGTCACCAGGTGACTGGTGGTTGCATCGCCGTCCTTGGCCAGGTCTTCTTCAAGGAAGTTACGGCCGTTCAGTGTGCAGATTGAAACAAAATCTGGATCAATCAAGAACACCCGGTCGTTACCCATCAGGCGTGATGGAACCGCCTCGACCGTACCGAAATCGGTCAAGAAAACACTGGTAGACCCGACGTATGTGACTTCCTTAGCGGCAGTCATATTTACGTCGTTAGAAACCAGATTACCTGACGCACTTAGGTCAGAAAAATTGGCTCTATTGGTGGCACTGGCAACCATCAGACGTGGGTTACCGCCGTCTGTCCAGGCGTCCTGCATGCCGTCTTCGATAAGGGCAAGTGTCAATGCCCGGTCGTCGCCGTCAGTGATTGTGTCTGTGCCATCACCAGTCGCAAAAGCACCGGCAGTCGCACCGACTGACCCGTTTGTGATCCAGCAAGAAAGTGACGCTGACTTGCGTGGGTCTGAACCAGAACGGGCAACGTCGGTGTCACCGATTGCCTTTTCGATGTCACGACGAAGCTCCAGGGCTTTTAACACTTTTTGGTAGTTGTGTTCACGCTCACGCCCGGCAGTATCGACAGCGTCGAGGGTGCCAGATGTTGCGAAGACCTTTTTGGAGATCTGGTGATAATTTCCAACGCGGCTTGTTGGAGTAGCGGCGGCGGTTGAAGTTGTCGCCCCCTCATTATGATAGTTGGTAGCTGACGCCGCTGTCAGCTCCTGGACCTGCCATTCAACAAAAATGCCGTTTGAGGTCTCTTTTTTTACGTTAGAAAAAATTGGTGTTTCGGCCGGGTCGATCCGGTAGATAATATCCGCCAGTTGTTCCCGTTCACCTATAGCCGCTCCAGTAGCGAATACAGTCATTTTATTTACTCCTTGGGCTATCTACCCATTAGATACTCAACAGCGGCATCCACGGTTCCAGCGTTTTCAAAACGCTTTTTCGCTTCTTGCCGAGAACGTGTAGCAACTTCACGCTTGGTTTTCGGGCGTCCTGCCTTAGCCATCTTTGGCGCCTGCCGGGTGCGTTTTTTGGCGGCGGGCTTCTTCGACTGAAGGTTGTCCCACTTCCACGCTTTGTAGAGAAGCTCAATAGCCCGCGCGTCAGACGCGTTGGCGATCTCTTCTTCGCTAAACCCAATACGACGCTGTGCGTACTTGATGACTTCCTGACGCTCATTCTCGCGAATGTCGTCGTTCTGCCAGTCAGGTATGCGTTGCAACATATCGGCGCGCTGGTGCTGTAAGTGCTTTTCCAGATTGCGCTGATGATCCTGCATCTGCTGTTCTGCGACGCGTTGCCTCTCGGCTTCGACTGCTTTCTGCTGTTCCTTGTACTGATCCCATTCGGTCTTAGCTAGGAACAAGTCACGCTCGCTCATCGTTTCGGCTAATGCTCTCCAATCAGGTTCCTGCTGGACTGTCTGTTGGATTTGGGCGCTCAACAAATCAAGTTGCTGTGCGTAGGTGTCGCGCATTTGCTTAACCTCGGCCGCCTCTTGCTCAAAGGCTTTGCGCTGGTTAGCCAATTCCATCGACTTCCTAGTAAATGACTTCTGCATCATAAATCCAGACTTCAAAGTGTCCAGGTCTACCTCTACCTCTTCGCCGTCGATTTTGACTTTGTAGGTCTGTTGAGGCTCTTCGACAACTTCGTCGTCTTCATCATCGTAGTAGTCATCTTCACCGTCAGCGGCTTCATCATCATCGATGTCGTCATCCGGCGCCTCGTCGGCGTTATCGGTGGCGGCATCTAGTGCCTCAGCCTCAGGCTGTTGAGGCTCGTCTTGAGCCTCGTTCTCTTCTGCCGCAGTATCCGCTGGGGGATTGCTCAGAAGGCTTAATGCGTCATTCATTGAAAGGGTGTCGGTTCCACTCGGATTATCGACCATAATGTCATCACCTTATGTTGTTAATAATATTGCGGCGCTTTAACTCTTCTATCTGCGCCTCTGCCAACTTACCATCCTCGACCACGCTTTGAAAATACCCCCTTAGAGCATAAAGCGCTTGGCTCAGATTATAAATACGCTCGCGTGCCTCAGTGTCGGCAACTTCGCTCGACTTCCACGCCTCAATAAACTTGGCGTCCAAATGCTCAAACGCCTCGATAAAAAGCTCATGCCGTAGCAGGCTGGCGGCCTTCTCAGCCCGCGCCTGCTTGTCCCTTAGTTTGTGTTTGTCCAAAATTAATCTCCACCTTCAGACAAAACCGCTACATTGCCGTAATCATCAATATACTTACTGCCGCCTTCCCACGTCCACTTCATCTGACCACCGGGCGGACTAATACGCCGTTCAGCCTCAGTCATTGGGTCAAGTACCCGATACCTAAATTCTTCTTGTGGTGTAAGCCGCCGTCTTTGACGCTGTTGCTGTTGCTGTCGTTGTTGTTGCTGTTGTTGCTGTTGCGCGGCCTCTCTGTCTGCCATCTGCTGTAAATAATCAGGCGTAATCTGTTGAGCCTGATAATTTGAAACGCCGCCTTGAGGTTGTGCAATCGGGCCTAACAGGGACATACCGGAAAGGTCTGGCGCGGTGCCAAAGTATGACGGCACAGTGGCTGACCCCATTCTAAATAATAGGTTTTGCTTTAGAAAATCTTGCTCCGCCTGCTGATTTTCCATTTCCGGCGAAATGTCCAGAAGCCCCATACGGGCATACCCAACAGGCCCAGTTCCGCCGACCTGTTCCATTATTGGGCTGTACAAGTTGTTAAAATACTCAGGCGTGTACGCTTCCTGCGGAACAGAAACCTGACGAATATAATCTTGAGAAGATGCAAGTCCCATATTTCACCTACGATAAAAGTGTGTATCCTGTTAGGTCAGGCGCTTTGCGGAAATACTGCGGCCGCGTAGCGCCAGCGCGCCGGAACGCCAAGTTGGCTGTGTCAAAATCCATCTGCGGTATGCCGTAGCGATCAGCAAACAGGCTCATGCCCATAGGCGCAATATCCAGCAATCCCATACGCGCATAGTCGCCAGCCTCATACGGGCCAGCGCCGGTAACCGGTGTGCCAAACGGTAGGTCGGCGCTCATGCGGCACGCCTGCAAGTCCTCGTCGAAGACGTAGCCGTCTGGGCATTGGTCTTGCTCGCCGGTCACGGGGTTGTACTCTGCGGGTACAATGTCTGGGCCGTCGCCGCCCATATCTGAGCCGTCGCCCATACCACTTTCACCAAAACCTGTTGTTACATATGGGTCTAGACCAAAAACATCCGAAAAAAAGCCTGTCATACCAAAAGACGGGGCTTGGCTTTGGAAGCTCTCAAAAATTCCAAGGCTTGGATTTGTTGTTCTGGTAAAGTTTTGTGTTCGACCCAAATCAAACCCAAGCAGGCCCATAAGTCCGGGCGCTTTTCCGGTTTGGTAGGCGTTTCTTATAGCCCTATCAACCCAATTTTCCCTTTGATCTGGCGGAGCCATAGCTATTGTCGTCATAGCTTTTGCAAGGTTTACGTCAAAGCCCCTGCCGCTACTTTGGTAATCTGCTCTAGCCGCATCAATTTCGCCTTGGCTGGGTGCAGTAGTCCTGCCAGCAAATGCAGGGGTTCCATATCTTGCCTGACTTTCGCCGGGTGACATACCAAGGCCAGTTTGACTTTGGCTTGATGCGTCATCGTGGGTGCCATAACCATACCCAGTGTCTGCGTATCCACTGCTGTATCCGCTATCAAAACCACTATCTTGTCCGCCCATATCACCGGGGCCACTCATGCCCGCATCACCACCGGGGTCGCCATCATTCTCACCACCGGTTCCGCCCCAGCCACCGCCGTGTCCCACGTCAGCATAAGCCGGTATGCCGTGTACCTTTTCACCCGATCCACCCATAGCCTTTAACAGCTTTGCTTCGTCTGGCGTGATGTATGCCAGCAGGTGCTTCTGGCCTCTAATCTTGGTGGTGCGTGGCGGATTTTTCATTACTGCGCCCTCGGTAGGTTCGTTGATATTTCGGCGTCGGTCACTGCCTTAGCCACGCGTAGTTGCGCCTCAGCTTCTAGCTCTTGTCGCCGTATGTCCATTTCCATAATCAGCTTCTCGCGCTCCAGCTCAAGCTCGGCCTGCATGCGCTCGCGCTTCAACGCGATATCGGCCTCGGCCTTTTGCTGTGCAAGTTGCATATCCATTTGCGCTTTTTGCTGTGCCATCATCAGCGCCGGATCTTGTTGCGGCTGTTGCTGTGCGGCCTGCTGTTTCTGCATTGCCAGCGTCTGGGCGACAACCTGCGGCGGGTTGAAGAATTGGTCGGCATCCTTAAAGCCGCCAATCTCGGCAATCGAGCGCAGTGTGTTGACGTATTGCGGCGCTGACACCAGCGGGTTGTCGGCGCCCAACTGCATCAAAATTTGCTCTTGCTTCGCCGCGATCTGCGTCAGGAACGCAATCTTGGTTTCGTCGTCAGTGGTGCCAAGCCCGACCTGCACGATGGTGTCAAACTGCGACTTCCACTCGGCCGGGTTAATCGGCACAAAGCTGTTGTTGAGGCGTAGCATCTTCTCGTTGGTGTCGTGCTTTAGCACAAGCGCCAAGATGCCCTTAAACAAGTCCTTCACGCCGGTCTCGGCCATTGTGCGCGCGTAGCTTTCCAACTTGATCTGCGCGCCGCGTACCGTGGCGGCAACCGCACTAGCGGTAGACGACTGCAATGCGTTTGCGTCGAGGCCCTGCGACGCGGCTGACATGCCGGTGCGCTGTTCCTTGACCGTGTCCAGGTAATCCATCAGCGGCCGTATTTCGTTACCCACAGACGCGCCAGCAAGTGGCTGGATCATGCCCGGTTGGCGAACCCGGATCACACCGCCAGCCTGTGCATCCAATAAATCGTCAAGATTTACGGCGCCCTCGACCGCCGCTATGCGCGGCAGTGTCGACGAATAGACGCTGTCCAGATACTGGCGCATCAGCGTAGTCTTGATGACCTGCAAGTCCTCGGTCATGTCGTAGATCGAGCGACCGACCAGCCGGTGCGGCATCAGGATAGGCGACGCAACCGCAAACGGGATGTGATCCCACGGCTCGTTGTGCAAAATCTCGGCGCCGTCGGTGCCAATCGCGCAGATGCGGCGGCGCTCGGCAATGCCGTCGCCGTCGAAGTCGACGTTCATGATGCACTCGTGATAGATGACCGAGCGCAAAGTCGGGTCGGCCGGATCAACGCCGGTCGCGGCCTCGATGTCTTGGAAACGGTTGTTTACCTCGCGGTCGGTGTCCAGCTCATTCTCGCCTGCGTACTTCTCGACCAAGTCGCGGTCGTAACCCATAGCCACAAGCTCGGACACAGTCAGCGACGTGCGGTGCGCCATAAAGTGCGCGTCCTCAAGCGAGGTGCAGTGACGCGACACGAGAAACTCTTCGGGCGGCACGTTGATGACCTTGATCTCGCCCTCGCGCCGTGTGACGCGGACGGTCAGGTCGTACTCAGAGCGAAGTGGCACGGTCTCGCCGGTTTCTTCGCTGTACATGCTTTCCATTACGGTTTCGGCCTGCTCGACAATTTCGACGTCGGGGTCATTCATCAGCATGACCAGCTCGTCTTCGGACAGGCCGGTGTACTCTTCCTCGTCTACCTGTTCTTTTTCCTCGTAGAAGAATTTGACGACGCCCATACGAAATAACAGCGCGTCCTTGAAAAACGTGTGAAGCAGTTTATAGCCGTCATTACGCTGGTTGATGATGTAGTTAACGTAATTCGACGCCTGCTCGGCGGCCTCGACGTCCTCGGCAGTGCGAGGCGCAAAGCGGACGTATTTGTCATTTGCCGTAAACACGCGCATCAAATTTGGCATGATGGCTTCGACGGTGTCGGCAACCTCTGTGGCGACTACAGACGACCGGCCCTCTACCTCGTTGCCCAGCGGCTCACCCAGATAAAAATCAAGGGCGCGTAGGCGCTCCTCGGTGTACTCGCTGTCAAAGTGGTTTAGCGCGTCGGTGATTTCACCTGACACGATCGAGCCGAGCTGGTAGTCGTCCATTTTAGCCATTTTTCTTCGCACCTTTAGCCACGCGTTTTGGCGCGGGTTTTGCTTTTATTGCAGTGGCATTATCGCACACTTCCTTTGTTTGTTCTAGCGGGGGCTGGACGCGGCGTATGCGGCCCACTGTCGGGCGACGCACCATCATTGCATTGTCACCTTGCGCGTCTTCTTTTTCGCGCCCTTGCCCGTGCCTTTAACCGGCGTGTTTATCTTGGCCGCAGTCTCGGTGTGACCGCTGGTTGTCGCCACAGTCTTTGGCGGGCGAGGCGCTGGTGTAGTCTCAGCGACAGGGTTTTTGCCTTGGATACAGCGTTGCTTAATTTCGCAACGCCCACGATATGGGCAGTTGTCACATACAATCATTTTTTCGCCTTTTTCTTTTTCTTCGCAGTTTTTGCCGCCTTCTTAAACGCGGCGGCGCTCGGCGCGCCACGCGTGCCGGGCTTTCTCATTCTCTCGCCGGAGCCAGCGGCAATGCGCTTACGCTTGGCGTGGATGTTTGCGTATAAACCTTTAGCGGGCATACTTCTTGCCGCCCTTGCCTTTTTTCTTCATGCAAGCCATTACCTTTTTCTCGCTTTCTTTTTTGCCGTGTCAGATAGCTGACTGAAGTGTAACACCTTTTTGCTTTTCGGTGTCATCCGCGCGCCGGTCATAATTGTGCCGTCCTTGTGCTTATGCACGGCGCCACGATATTTTGTGCCGTTACGAAAGTAGTGTAGTCCTGCCGCCATATCAACACTTCCATCTGCGTCGAGCCGCCTTGCCGCGCGGGCTAGTCCAGCTCCTCGATCTGGCGCAAAAGCTCTTGCGCCGCTTGGCGTCCTTACTGCCCGGCTTTACTTTGCCGGTCACTGGCGCCTTTAACTTTGAGCCGGTGGCTCGGTTGTATTTTGCACGACCCTTCGCGGTAAGTCCACCGCCCTGCTTAACCGACAGCTTCTCGCCGCGACCGACTGACAGGCTTACGTTTTTCTTTTTGCGGGCGGGCATTAGTACAGTATTCCTTGCTGTGGCTGTTGGCGCATGCCTTCGCCTGCGGCTAGTAAGCCCTGACCGCCAGTAACAAATAGTGGCACGCCCTCTTGTATCGCCGCACGCATTTTAGGCGTGATTTCGATGGTGAAGCGGTCGCCCAGCTCTTCAACGTATTTGTTGCCGATAAAGGCATCTTTGTCGAAGCGTTTGGCTACTTTTTTGGCTACTTTCGGGATGATCTCGTCGTAATAAACTTCAAGTCCGGGGTTATTCCACCGATCAGCCTGCAAATCACCCGGTGAAAACGACACATATCTTTTGCCTTCGTTTGCGGCCTGTATCAAAAGACGCTTGATGCCAGCCTCAGCAAATTTCTCTGAGTTTCCGACAAGCGGGCCTATAGGTATGTCAGCCCTAAATTCACCCCTAGTATTGTCAAGCTCATCTCTGGCGCTTCTTATTCTAAAGTCAAGATCTCCCATCTTTGTGGCAATGTCTACGCCGTCAAAATTTGACGGGTCAATCGGAAGTTCTCTGCCATCAGCAGTTAGCGCAACTTGGTCTGTGCCTCTCATAAGAGCGTTTACCTCTCTGCGGCTGAGAAGCTCTGAACCGTCTTTTGCTTTTATAGCCAAACCGGCCATAGCATAATCTTTGTCAAATTCGTCATTTGTTATTTTTACACCGCCAACTTTTTTAGCGATTTTGTTCATAAAGTCTCTATAAAAAGCATCCCTCTCATCCACAGCATTGTTTAGTTTTTGCTGTATCGGCTCTACCTGCTTTTTTATTTGAGCCAGTTTTTCCCTGTCTTTTGGGGTATCAAATCCGTATTTTCTGCCTTGTTGTCCCCAATCAGACTGCAACTCTTCAACATACAAAACATCATTTACACCGCTTTCGGTATTACGATCTTTGGTGCGAGAATGAACCGCAATATTAGGTTCGTCAAAATGGCCTTTTTCATAGAAATAACCTGTCATGCCTTCATATTCAGGTATTTGTAAAAGGTTTTCGCGGTAGTTTGTGCCACCCTCTTCGACCCAGCCCTCTTCGCCAAATCTAGCCTCGCCAGCTCTGCCAACGCCTATATCGCCAGCATCATAGGCCGCATTAGTTGCTAAGGCTCTAGCTTCGTTCAAGCTCCAAGCCTCTCCGCGTATCGGAGCGCCAGAAGGGCCATAAACCTCGTAACCAAAGTTGTCATTCCCTCTAATTTCATAATCAGTGTCTTGGTCGCGCCAAACAAATCTAGGCTCTTCATAATACTCTGCCTTTGCTTGATCTGCAAAAGCGCTTTCAATTTCCTTTTGTTCAGTGTGTGAAAGCCTGTCCGCCCAAGACGTCATTTCGTTAGGAAAGTTCTCATTATTCGCCCTAAACGCTAAGTTTGACGCGTAATCTTCATCAAAGCCAGCGCCTATCAAAGCTGACTTTATATCGTCTGGATCGAACATATACATTAGATCATCGACGCGTCCAGATATGTCGTAATCGTAGTCAGGCTCCATAATTTCTGGTTCGCCAAAGCGAAGCTGACTTTCGCCAAATATATCGCCACCCTCAAGCACCGTTTCCTGCGGCCTAATCTGCTTCTCCTGCAACAGACCAACCAGCTCTTCGCGTGTAACCTGCGGCTGATCTAATAATCCGCGCAGTCCGGGTGTAAACGCTATTTCGTCAGGCTTTACACCGGCGTTTATAAGCATCTTTTCCATCTGCTGACCGGTGCCTTTAGCTTGCGGTAAACGCGCGGCCGCCTCTAACGCCTGACTATAAAAACCCAGATCGTCGACTTGGCGCGGCGGTATTGTGCGCGTTACGCCGCCACCGCCCCCAGACATGCCGATAGCGCCCGCTGGCTTGGGTGCCAGTAGTCCGGCGCCAGTAAACAGCCCAGCGGCCTCTGCGGCGTCTGCAAGCACGTTTTCGGACAGCATACCGGTATATGGGTCGGTTTCTAGGGGCATACCGCCCATACCGCGCGCCACAGTGCGCGCGACCGACTGAATAGGCGCAGGGAACGACAAAACGCGCTCGCCCTGCGGAGTAATGGCAAACGGCAAAATCATGCCAGCGTCGGCGTAGTCGCCCAAGCCGTACAGCGACTGCATCAGGGCGTCTGAGTTATTCGGCGTACCTTGTGCGCCTCGCATCATCATGTCGTCGGGGGACAGTAAGCCGTTCATCAAACCACCCAATTCGTCTTAGGTTTCAGTGTGCGATTGTGATTATAACCCCTTGAGTAGCCGCCAGCAACCGCACCCTGCCCCGCGAAGGTCAGCACAAACGCGTCGGCCACGTCGGGCGACCTTTGGCCCCTACGCTTCATCTCGTCCTTGCTCTCGACCTTCAGCTTGCCGGTCGACAGGTATTTGTACCGTATGCCCGACAATTCCGCCATTAACGTGCCGTCGTCCGGTATGTGGCAGTCTCGCGCCTCAAACCACTCGCGGGCGCCCCAAAACAGCTCATCGCGTAGCCGGTTAAAGCGATCCTTTAGCGACGCAGTCTCGGATACCGACACAGCGACGGCGGGCATGTCCAGCTCGCGCAGGCGATCCGCCAGACCGGCGCCCAAGCCGATTGCGTCAATGTATATCGCCTGCGGGCGCATGCTGTACGGCACGGCGTCGTATTCCGATAGCACGATACCGGCCAGCTCCATCAGGTCTTTGTTCTGCCACGTCTTAATCGGCTCGACCAGCACGTTGCCCTGTCGCTTCGCCAGTGCCGACCGGTCGCCGCCAAACCGCGCCACGTCCAAGCCCCAGACGACGGGGGTGGTTGGCCCCGCCTCGACGTCGCGTGTCACGGCGTCCTCGATTAAGTGCAACGGCAACAACACGTCGTCAGATTGCGTCGGAAACTCGCCCAGCACGCGCACCTTAAACACGTTGCTTTCGGCGCCGTATTTTTGCGCCATTTCGTCGATAAATTTGGGGTCGACGTACTCGCCCTCTTCGCAAGACACAGTGATGCAGTGCCACTTGTCGCGGTCATTATGGAACGCGTCGTAAAAATACCCGTCGGATCGCGTGGGGTTCCCGCACATGATGATTTTCGCGCCGGGGGTACTTAGCGCGCCGCTGGCCGTCTCAAATATCACGTTAGGCACGCCGGACGCCTCTTCGACCACAAACAGCATGTGGGGGCTGTGGAAGCCCGCCAAGCTCTCAGGGTTTTCGCGCCTCGATGTACGCGCCACGGCGAAGCTGTCGGTTGCCCCTTTGAGCGATATTTTGTCGCTCTTAAACTCCAGCAGGTCTTTGAACGCCGACGGCATATTGCGCGCCCAGCGGTCTATCTCTGTCCACAGCACGTCGGATAGCTGGTGCGCGCTGTTGGCCGTCACGGCGACTTTGCAGGGGTAGTGCGTCATCAGCCACCACAGCACGACCCAGCTCTCAAATGCGGTTTTTCCGACGC